AGGCACTCAACATTGTCGGCACAGATGCCATCGGAGAGCAGTTCCGTTGTGTCAAATGCAACCAACGGAATCGAACCACCTAGAGACTACCTGTCCATTAAAAAGTCGAAGAAAGGACCTCTTAAGCAGATTGTTCCACAGTATTCGACACTGAAGAATAATTACACTTTGTTGTGGGAAATGCAAAGTAATAAAGGTTACATCAATATTGTTGCCGTGATGCAGAAGTTCTTTGATCAGGCTATCAGTGGTAACTGGAGTTATAATCCAGAAAATTATCCAGATAATGAAGTTCCAGTTTCACAGATGGCAAATGATTTTTTGACTACATATAAGTACGGGTGGAAGACTTCTTACTATCAGAATACTTACGATATCAAGACTGATGAAATTGTTGAAGAGAAGTCAGATTTACAAAACCTACTAGAGGAATTAAGTAACACAGAGGAGGAAGCTTGTGACAGCTGTTCAATTTAAGGTTCCGTCATTTGATGATAGTAAAAATACCAGTGTAAAAGGAATGACGGTATTTAACTCTGATTCTTATGATGTCAAAAAACAACCAATGTTTTTTGGTAGACCATTAGGAATTCAGAGATATGACTCTTACAAGTATCCTGTTTTTGATAAATTAACTAGTCAACAACTTGGATACTTTTGGAGACCTGAAGAAGTTTCACTACAGAAAGACCGTGGAGATTATCAGACACTTCGTCCTGAACAAAAGCATATCTATACAAGTAACCTCAAATATCAGATTATGCTTGACTCCATACAAGGGCGTGGTCCTGGGATGGCTTTTATACCTTATTGCAGTCTACCCGAGTTAGAAGCATGTATGGAAGTGTGGGGATTCATGGAAATGATCCATAGTCGTTCTTACACATATATTATCAAGAACGTCTATGCAGACCCATCTCAAGTGTTTGATACTATTATTACTGATGAGAGAATTCTGGAACGCGCTAGTAGTGTTACAGAATCCTATGACAATTTTATTCAAACAGCTCAAAATTATTCAAGTGGTAATGATTGGATTCATCGTTTAGAAGATGTTACACACGCACAACAATCATTAAAAGATGTCAAACGAAAATTATACAGGGCAGTCGCCAACGTTAACATTCTTGAAGGTATTAGGTTCTACGTTAGTTTTGCTTGTAGTTTCGCCTTCGGTGAACTTAAGCTTATGGAAGGATCAGCTAAAATCATCTCTCTTATCGCCAGAGACGAAAACCAACACTTAGCAATCACTCAAAATATTTTGAATAAGTGGAAATCTGGTGATGATCCTGAAATGAAACAGATCATGAAAGAAGAGGAAGAGTGGACTTATAAGATGTTTGATCGTGCTGTAAATGAAGAGAAGAGATGGGCAGACTATCTCTTCAAAGATGGAAGTATGATTGGCTTAAATGACAAACTTCTTCAACAATATGTTGAGTGGACAGCTAATCGTAGGTTGAAGGCCATTGGTCTTAAACCAGTATATGATATTTCTGCTAAGAACAATCCACTTCCTTGGACACAACACTGGATCTCTTCCAAAGGATTACAGGTTGCACCACAAGAGACTGAAGTTGAAAGTTATGTAGTTGGTGGTATTAAGCAAGATGTCAAAAAAGATACCTTTTCAGGATTTCAGTTATGAATTTGAGGTAGTTTTCGACAAAGAGAAGGAAACTACCATACAAAAAATTAAGAGGTGGATATCCAAGAGAAAACCACCTCTTAATATTATTTTTATGCACTTATTTTCTTATGTAGAAATGTGGTATTGGGAGGGTAAACTAAAACAAACTATGTCTGATGTTGATAATCAGATAGAAGATTTACATGAATTGTGGGACAATGAGCACTCCATCAAAAGAAATACTACAGTAGAGATTGAACCTTCTGAAGTTCCTCACCTTCCAACTCTTAGGATTAAAAATGAAGTTGTTGATCGAGGATCTGAAGAACCTATTTCAAGTGTGGAAACTATAATTCCTAAAAATTTGTTTCCTGACCCATGGGATGGAGATTGGAATGATGGAGCATATATACATCTGGAAAGAAATAAATAAGGACATAATGTTATAATTATGTGGCAAAGAGTAAAGATTATTCAAATCCTTGGACTTACATGGAACGAACTTTTGATAGTATTGATGTTGGGGATTACTTTGGTTTTGTTTACCTCATTACCAATCTCACAAACCAACAACAGTACATTGGGAGAAAATACTTTTGGTCGTTTAGAACTCCTAAAGGAAAAAAGAGAAAAGTAAAACAAGAATCGGATTGGAAAAAATATTATGGATCTTGTCCAGAATTAAAGGAGGATGTGAAAAAATTTGGAAACGAGAACTTTAAAAGAGAAATTCTTTCTTTGCATGAAACTAAAGGGAGAACAAACTTTGAGGAGACTCGACAATTATTTGTAAATAATGTCTTGAGTGAATCTCTTGACAATGGGGAACCGAAGTATTATAATAGCAACATCCTCGGTCGTTACTACCGCAAGGATTACTTTGAGTCGTGTGAAGGATTAAATCCTTGTGACGAATGTTGAGTTCTATGAATTACGTGTTTACTAAGTTTCTACCACTTGCTTTGGCATCTATTATTCCTGCTGCTTGTGCTTATCCAAGTATCAGTGAGATCAAAAACCCACCTGAAGTTGATGTAACTGTCAACATGGAGAAGGCAGTTCCTATTGAGGTGGTAGAATATAAGGAACCAACATGGAAGTGTCCTGATTGCACACCAAATGAAAAGTATGTCCTTGCACAACTCCAAGAACACACCAAGATCTCAGATCGCAATGCTCTTGCAACGATCATGGGTAACATTAAACAGGAGAGCAAGTTCCTTCCCAACATTTGCGAGGGAGGGGCTCGAGTTCCTTACAACTCTTGCCATCGTGGGGGTTATGGTCTTATTCAGTGGACCACAGTAGGACGTTACAATGGTCTTGGTAAGTTTTGTTCTAAATATGGTTGTGATCCAAGCAGTTTAGAAGGTCAAACTCGATGGATGATTAACGAACCTATCTTCCAACGATATCTTCCCATGTTTGAAGGAACTGGACAAACCGTTCGACAATACATGGTTCCAGCATACTACTGGTTGGGGTGGGGTATCAAAGGTAACAGAGAAGTCTACGCTTGGGACTACACTAAGAAGATGGTCCTAGCTTGACAAGGTTTCCCACATAACCTATAATATGTGGGTATTCAAGGGTCAGTAGCACAGCGGATTAGTGCAACGCTCTTCTAAAGCGTAGGTCGTAGGTTCGAATCCTACCTGACCCGTTGTCTTCTTTACCATGAAACCAGTAGACATCTTACTTCTAATATCTGAATTGGAAGGTTGCTATACGCACACTAAGAAACTTGGTTTTGAAGAAGACAATGCAATCTTCGATCAGTTGAGAAAGAAGTATTACAAACTATACTTCAAACTCAAGAGAGAAGAATCCTAAACCTTCCACCAATCCTCTATAGCTCAATCAGGCAGAGCACGGAACTGTTAATTCTGGGGTTACTGGTTCGATTCCAGTTGGAGGAGTTAGGAACTTGAGACGTTCCAACCAAAGGTGCCCAGCGGTTCGGATATACCGAAACCCTGTAGTTGGGAATCAGCCCCCTTTGGATGTTCAGGGTGGACCCCTGTCCTACTCCATTACAAACTGTCAGAATGTTGGGTTGAGTGCCCCTCTATCATCCAAGGCCTTGGATGATTAAGACATTCGGATAAGTGTAGTGTACTACTATATAACCATGGAGAAATCCTAAACTACAGGTTGGTTCACCTGTATTGCCTCCGTAGCTCAGTGGTAGAGCAGGGCTTTAGTAAAGCTCAGGTCGCAAGTTCAAATCTTGTCAGAGGCTCCTTGCGAGATTAGTTCAGTGGTAGAACGCCATCCTTCCAAGTTGGATGTCACCGGTTCGAATCCGGTATCTCGCTTTTCCTTTTCTTAAGGAAAAACTGGATAACTACGGGTGAATAACTCAGAGGTAGAGTAGTACGTTTACACCGTATTTGTCGGGGGTTCGATCCCCTCTTCACCCATATATAACATCGATAATTAGTATGAAAGAAAAAAAGATTCGTAAACTAATTCAAAAACCTTTGAGATTTCATCACCAAGATATTCATGATGAATTAGGAGAAATTAAGGAGATGTTAAAAGATGTTATGTTACAGATGCAAACAATGCAACAAAGAGTTGACCAGCAACACGAAAATACAATGTTGCGGTTGTCCGAACATGATGACAATCACGGAGAACAAGGTTTCAGCCTTGGACCTAAGTAAAGTAATATTACTAAATTCTAAAAAGATTGTAAATAATCATGGTATTCTGACAAAAAATGATTTAGAATATCAAGAAAGTAGAAGAAAACGTAAAATTCGTAAATTAGACTTCGAGGTACGCTAATGATTAATCTGGATACTCGATATCATGACTACTTACATACTAATAAATGTTTTAATATTAATGGCAAATGTGAAAAAGTAGTTGGGTATGGGTGGACAGATGATGGAAAAGACATTACTGGTTACTATGTCTTGACAAAAAACTACAAATTACATTATAATCTTAAAGAAGAGTTCCGACAAATGGAAGAACTCTAATATGGAAGAGTGGCCGAGTGGTTTAAGGCGTTTGTCTTGAAAACAAAAGTAGGTAACACTACCGGAGGTTCGAATCCTCTCTCTTCCGCCACGGAATGTAGCTCAGTTTGGTAGAGCACTGCTTTTGGGAAGCAGGGGTCGCACGTTCGAATCGTGTCATTCCGACTAGGATTTAAATCCTTAACATTTATACGAATTGGAAATTTTTTCAATGAAAATCTTTTTGGACACTGCTGACTACGACGCTATTGCTGAACGTTATGCTACTGGTTTGGTAGATGGTATTACAACTAACCCGACACTAGTTCGTAAATCTGGTGTAGACTATCTTGAATTCATCAAGACACTTTCAGGTGACTTTGCTTTTGAAAGTATTTCTGCCGAAGTTGATGGTGAACTTGCCGAACAGATGCTTGAAAACGCAAATCAATTTCTCGATCTCAAAGATCCTTCTATCACTATCAAACTACCTCTTACTAAAGAAGGTTTGATTGCTTGTCGTGATCTTGCTATGGGTGGTGTCAAGACTAATGTCACCCTTTGTTTCTCTGCGGCCCAAGCAGTGATGGCCGCTAAGGCAGGTGCTACATACATTTCCCCATTTGTGGGTCGTATGAACGATAATAGTTTCAGTGGCGTCGAACTGGTACGTGCTATCTCTGGTTTGTACTGTGCTCAAGGTGTTGAAACTAAAGTTCTTGCAGCATCCCTTCGTGATGTTCATCATGTTTCTCGTTGTCTGTTGTATGGTGCTAATGTTGTAACACTTCCACCAGCAGTCTTCGATAAGATGTATAATCATGTATTGACAGATGCTGGTCTTTCAATTTTTGAAAAGGATTTTAAAGAAATTGGTGGTTGAGAGGGGTTGACACACTTGAAAATTTGATATATTATTCTCTTATACATACTCTAACTATGAATTTTTACTCGGTGGAATATTGGGAAGAAAACTGGGAAACATTGATCGAAAGAGTTGAAAATGGAGAACATATAGGAATTGAAAACAAAGATGGAAATAGAGCAGTTATGATACCTGCAGATGATGAACTGGTACGAATACACACTGAGTTAAATAACGACGCTCAGTAGTGTATTCAAGGGACTATCACATATTGGTTAATGCCCATTCCTTATAAGAGTGTGAACCGGGTTCAATTCCCGGTAGTCCTATTACATATACTTATTGTATAAATAGGTGTATGTATTATTTCATTTACCATTATGTTTACTACAATTACCAAATGCAAAGGTTGTGGATGTGATATTCTTAACGAAAGAATCACA